AAGCCAAAGATAGTTTAAGAAAAGAGGTATTGCTATGGCAGTAATTATCGGAAGTGCTAGGCACGATGAACACGGAAACTGCTATTCTGGTGGAAAAGCCGGAGACCAGACCGGACAGGAAGTGTCTACGCAGAAGTTTTACAACCATTCTAAGGGATGGTACGTGCTAAGGGCGAAGGACGATAGGGTTGCGGAGAAGTTAGCCGAAGCTATGCAGATTGCATCTGACAACAAAAATATCGGCTATGACCAATCGGAACGCTACGGAGTCATTAAACATGGCATTAACACAAAGGTCAAGACGGAATGTGATTGTTCTTCTCTTGTACGTGCCTGTATTATTTATGCATCCGGCAAGGATATTGGGGACTTTAATACATCCAATGAGCGGTCAGTGATTTTGAAATCCGGCTTATTTAAAGATGTAGGCTCTTATAAGCAGGGAGACGCGCTTTACAACGGAGATATTCTTGTGACACGCACAAAAGGTCATACAGTGATTGTTGTAGGCGGCGCGAAGAAAAGCAAAGCCAAGTATTATCCGAAATATAAGGGAAACTCAAGCTCAATCGTTGAAGCATTAAAAGCGGTTGGGGAAGATGATGTGTTGAAAGAACATCGCGCGGAAATCGCAAAAAAGAACGGATTTTCCAATTTCAAGTTTACATCAGAGGAAAATTCAAAGATGCTTTCTCTTCTGAAAAAGGGAAAACTGAAAAAGTAATTCAAGGGCGGTAAGGGTCAAATCTTACCGTCTTTTTCTTATGTAGAAAGTTGGTGGATAAATGGAATTAGAGTCTCTTGAAATAAAAATCCAAGCGCAGGCACAACAGGCAAGCGGTCAGATAGATGCGCTTGTGACAAGACTTGGGCGATTATCTTCCACGCTTTCTGGACTTAGTACCGGAAATCTGAATAGTCTTTCCACAGGGGTAAACCGACTTGCAGGGGCAATGACGGCAATGCGTGGAATTGACACCCGGACTTTTTCTGCGGTTGCAAGAAATGCAAACAAATTAGGCTCCATCAACAGCAAACAGATTAATGCTGCGGCTGGTTCTATGCGTCAGATTTCCAATGCATTAAAAGGGATTTCTGGAATGTCAGCATCTGTTAAGGGTCTGACCGAACTTGCATCTGCAATCAAACAGCTTGGCTATACAAGCTCAACAAAGGCAATTGAAAATATCCCGAAACTTGCTACGGCAATGAGACAGCTTATGTCCGAATTGTCGAAAGCCCCTAGCGTAAGCCGGAATATTATTGACATGACAAACGCATTGGCAAAATTATCGCGTACCGGTGGAGCGGCAGGAACAGCGGCAAAAAGCATCACAAGCTCATTTAGCGGATTTAGTTCAAGTGCATCCGTTGTAGCAAAGAAGTCGTTTTCCCTTGCGTCTGCAATCGGAAAAGTGTATGCAACGTATTGGGCTTTATTTCGCGGATTTAGGCTACTTGGAGACGCCATTGACATATCATCCTCACTGACAGAGGTTGAGAACGTTGTAAGGCAGACATTCGGGCAGTATGAAAGCCTAATTAACAATTTCGCAAAAACATCAATTGAAAAATTTGGTATGTCTGAATTGTCCGCGAAACAGTTTGCAAGCCGTTTCCAAGCAATGGGAACTGCCCTTGATATTCCACAGAGAAAAATGGCAGATATGTCTATCAGATTGACAGAATTAACCGGAGATATGGCTTCATTCTATGATGTGAGTCAAGAAGATGTTGCCAAGAGTCTGCAATCTGTATTTTCCGGTACTACGGCACCTATGCGGCGTTATGGTATCGACTTGACACAGGCAACATTGAAGGAATGGGCGTTAAAGCAAGGGCTTGATGCAAACATTTCCTCAATGACGCAGGCTGAAAAAGCCATGTTGCGTTATCAGTATGTGCTTGCGCATACAACCAATATTACCGGAGATTTCGCACGTACAGCAGATACGTGGCATAACCAGATAACCATGCTTAAAGAGAACTTCAAAGCACTTGGAGCGGTTGTTGGTGGTGGTTTAATCAATGCATTTAAGCCATTTATCAAGGTGCTTAATGCAGTTTTGCAGAAGGTGATTTCTTTTGCAGAGATGGTAACAAATGCTTTAGGTTCTATCTTCGGATGGAAGTATGAAGCAAGCAAAGGGGCAGGAATCAGCGGTCTTGCTGATGATATTGGAAGCGCATCTGACGGCATGGACGATTTAAGCAATGCCGCAGGAAACGCAGGGAAAAACACGGGTGGTATCGCAAAAAATGCCAAGAAAGCAAAAAAGGAAATCCAACAGGCAACTCGTGCATTTGATGAATTAAAGGTTATTTCAAAACAAAGTAAAGATAATACTTCCGGTTCCGGGAATAAAGGTTCTGATTCTGGATCTGGTTCAGGTGCTGGTGGCGGCACCGGTGCTGATGGTGGATTAGTTCAGACGGACACCATCTTTAAGAAATTCAAAAGCAAAATCAAAGACCTTGAACAGTTGGGAGAGTCTATTTCCGGTGCGTTAATTAACGCAATGAAAAAAATTAAATGGAAAAAAGTGTATGCAAAAGCTGAAGGTTTTGGAAGGGGATTAGCCAAATTCCTTAACGGACTATTTAAAGGGCAAAAAGGAACAACGCTTTTCGGAGAAACCGGAAAACTGATCGCAAATTCATTAAACACGGTGCTTCATGGATTGGATTCGTTTGGAACGACATTTAATTGGAAGCAATTTGGAAATTCAATCGCAGACGGAATAAACAAGTTTTTCCAAAACTTTGACTTTGCATTATTGGCTAAAACGCTTAATTCGTGGGCGCAGGGCGCGTTTGATACAGTTACGACGGCATTAAGTAAAATTTCCTGGAAGGATGTTTGGAACGGAGCAAAGGAGTTTTTAAGCAACTTAGACGTAAAGACGGTTGGAATTATCATCGGTGCGTTGACAATCAAAAAAATCCTTGGATTGCATCTTGCAAAAACCGCACTTGATATAATCGGAACTTCCATTTCAAAAGCAATAGCTGGTTCACTTGCATCAAGGCTTGGCGTTGAAATTGCGGCAAATGAGGGAATCTCGGCAGTATTGTCTACCGCTTTGTCAAAAAAAATAGGTGGGGCGTTTGCTACACTTGGAACAACTGTTTCAGCTGGTGTCAAAGCTTTATTCGGTAGCGGTGCGGCAGAGAGCGCACTTTCTTTTATCAGCCCGGTAGCAAAAGCTATAACCGGGATTGGCTCTGTTGCGATTGGCGCATTTACTGCAATATCAAACTTTGTGACCATGTTAAAGAACGGATTCAGTTGGCTTAATGAAGCACTTATGCTTGTCGGAGTTACGATTACGGCAGTCGGAGCGGTTATTTTAGGGGTAGCGGCAGCACCTGCAGCGATTACCGCAGGAATAGTAGCCGGTGTTGCAACGGCGGCTGTAGTAGTCAAGGATCATTGGAAAGGAATTTTCTCAAAAGCAGGAGATTGGTTTAATACTAATGTGATTAAGCCAATAAGCGGTTTTTTTAAGGGATTATGGGAATCTGTTTCCGGTTTTTTCTCTTCTTTATGGAAAGATATATCCGGTGTATGGAAAACAGTTTCTGGATGGTTCAATACTAATGTTATAACTCCTATTGTTTCATTTTTCCAAGGATTTTCGAAAAGAGTTGGTCAAATCTTTGAAGGATTGTGGATCATTGTCAAGGCTGTATGGATTGTTGTTTCTGATTGGTTTAAATCAAAGGTAATAGAGCCAATAAAGAAGAATTTTGAATTATTGAAATCGGCAGTATCAACTGCATTCAAGGTTCTATGGACAACTGTAAAATCGGTATGGGCGGTGGTTTCCGGTTGGTTTAAGGAGCATGTTACAACACCTATCAAGAATGCTTTTAGCTCAGCAAAAGAATCTATTCAGAAAGCTTTTAGCTCGGCAAAGACAGCGGTAACCGGGGCGTGGAACAGTGTTTCTAGTTGGTTTAAAGAACATGTAACCACCCCGATAAAAAATGCTTTCTCGAAGATGAAAGAAAGTGTAGCTGAAATATTCAGCAAATTATGGAATAGCGTGAAAAGTGGCGTTGCCGGGGCAATGAACACCGTAATTTCAAGAATTGAAACAGCAATAAATTCATTGATCGGTGGAGTGAATACCGTTTTGAGAGGGTTTAACAGTGTTGTTTCTGCGGCGGCTAAAGTAGCAAAGGTAAAGTGGAGCGGAGTCGATCTTGTGCCAAAAGTGAGCCTACCTAAAGTAAAGGCTTATGCAACGGGCGGTTTTATGGATAAATATAGCATAGCAACAGTTGGAGAAAACGGGCTTCCGGAACTTATGGGAACGGTCGGAGGTAAGCCGGCGGTCGCAGGAAGCCAAGAAATTACTGGAATCAAAGATGCTATCAATTCAACATCTGCGCAAGAGGTTTCCTTATTGCGACAGCAAAATCAGTTATTGCAAGCTATTTTACAGAAAAATTTCGGAATTACTACAAGCGACATAGGAAAAGCTGCAAGGGATTATGGTAGAGAACATTACAATCGAACCGGAGACAATGTATATGTTTTTTAGTGACTTCTATAATAGAACGTGATATAATTCTAAATAAATCATATCACAAGAAAGGAGTCATTATGAGAAGCACAAAAAAATTATTAGTAGCGATGGGGTTGGCATTTGCCGTTTTGATTTCGGCTATGCCAATCCAAAATGCAGATGGGAAACAGATTGTTGCACAGGCGGCAACTATCAAATTAAGCAGAAAGACTCTTAATTTAAAAATTGGAGAATCCGCAACATTAAAGATAAGCGGAATGAGGAAAACTGCTAAATGGAGTAGTGGCAATAAATATGTTGCTTCTGTAAATAAGTCTGGAAAGGTTCTGGCGGTTGGAGAAGGAACGACGTACGTAAAAGCAAAAATTGCAAAGAAAACGCTTTCTTGCAAAGTTACCGTCACTTCTTCCTTTAATGCGAACAAGGTAAAGAAAAACATCTCAATTGAATACCAAGATAGTGGTCATGGAGTTGTTGCTATCTTGAAAAACAACAACAAGGTAAATGTTGATCTGGACGCAAAACTTGTATACTACAAAAACGGTAAAATGCTGGATAGCAAAAGTGATTGTAACAGAGCTTTTGAATCCGGTAAGGAATGTGTTCTTTATTTTGACGCACCGAGCGACTCTGATTATAACGATGTTTCTTATGATAACTATAAAATGTCGTTGAGTGTTGATGAAGCAACAAATGCTGTTTGTGATGTTCGCAATATAATGGTTCAATCGGACATTGGAGCAGATAATGTTACGGTTGAAGCTACAAACGATTCCGGAAAAGATTTTTCATTTGTGAAAATTTCTTGCGTAATGTATGATGCATCTGGCAACTTGATCAAATATGATTATCATTATGCAGAATGTGAAAAGAATGGAGATACAGATTATTTCTCGTTTAGTTTTCCGTACGATTCAAATTACGATACGATCTATCCGAGCAGCTATAAGATATATGTTGATGAAGCATATACATATACTTGGTTACAGTAAAAATTGAAAGATAAATGATACTTAAGCCGTGGAAACACGGCTTATTTTAATTCAAAAGCGGATTGACACAAAATCAAAAATAGTCTATCCTTATTACTAAGGAAACAACTTTATCCGTGAAGATGCGGATTACTTACTTGAACGCCATACTGTACGAAAGAGGAAACCAATGTGATTTCACAAGTGGCTTCCTCTTTTTTATTCAGATAAAAATGTATGGAGGTAGACACGAATGAAAAAAATCACAACTTATGCTTAAGATTCAAAACGGCATTGAGGTATTTGAGAATCCGATATTCGGACAGATAAGAATGACCATGGTCGATGATGAACCATGGTTTGTTGGAAAGGATATATGCGAAGTATTCGGAGATACGAATTACAGAAGAAGCCTTTCAAATATTGATGATTCTGATAGGGGTGTGTCACAAATTGATACTCCCGGTGGAAAACAAAAAATGACGATTGTTAATGAAAGCGGTTTGTATTCCTTGCTTTTTCAAATGCAACCACAGAAAGCAAAGGGTGTCACAAAACGACGCCTTTATAAACGAAAGAAAAGAAAAACTTCATAAGTTCAAACGTTGGGTAACATCCGAGGTCCTTCCTACAATTCGTAAAACAGGTGGGTATGTAAATAATGATGAATTATTTATTTCCACTTACCTGCCATATGCAGATGAAAACACTAAGCTGATATTTTCACAGACATTAAAAACTGTTAGAGAGCAGAACGAAACCATTAAAAGGCAGCAGAAAGAAATCATCCATAAAGAAGATGTTATTATCGGACTTGTTGATGATATTGATTTGGAAACCAAGAGACAGCGGATAACGCAGATTGTCCGTTTCGGTGCCGATGGAAAGTATCAAGAACGCTATTCGTTGCTTTATGGAGAATTTGAAAGGAAATATCACTGCAACCTTAAATCAAGGATGGAAGGGTGCACGCTCAAACCGAAAGTAAGAAACAAGATGGATTATATCGACAGGGAAATGGGAATGATTCCGCAGTTGTACGAAATCGCTTGCAAACTTTTTGAAAACGATGTAGAAAAGCTGAAATCTGAATGGGAATCAGTAGTAGCTTAAAATTTAATCAAATAGATAGCATCTACCAAACGGTAGGTGCTATTTTTATACCCATTTTTAGGAGGTAAACGATGGGATATGGTGGATATTTAGTAAAGTTTGGCAATTATACCATACCGAACAGTTTAATAAAGCAGGACACGTTTAGTTCCTATGTAAATATGCAGGACAAAGACCCTTGGACTGACGAAAACGGATATGAGCATCGTGATGCCGTGGAACTGAAAGCCTTAAAGGTCGAGTTTGAAACCAAAGCCATGCTGACCGAAAAACAGTTTGATGATTTTTGGAAAAATATTGAAAAGAACTATACCAAGGCAAAGGAGCGCGGTGGATATATCACGGCGTATGTGCCGGAAAAACGCGGATATGTGATACAGTACGGATATATTGCTGACATTCAGCCTACGTTCTATTCTGTGGCACATGGGAAGATAAAATATGACCCAATCAAATTTTCGTTTGTAGGTGGTGTATATGATAAATAGTAGTTTGAAAGAAAAGTATTGGGATTCCGCAACAGATAAACAGATAGTCATATCTGTTGTTGGAACGAATCAGAAAATAGACAATTCGATGCTTGAAATCGGTACGTTTGCGCTCGAAGAAAGTCTTTGTTCGGAGTCTGAATTAAAGTTCGGAGCGTGCGAAGCGAATTGCGTAAAATTCACAGCAAGAAACACCGCAGGAAACATTATTGGAAAAACAATTTCTATCGAAGAAACGATTGACGGAGACAGTAAAAATCCGATGCCATACGGAGTTTTTAAGGTTGCATCCGATGTTCCTACGGCTGACCGGACAAAACGGCAGATTACGGCATATGACGCAATGTATGACATTATCAATACGGATGTAAAGTCTTGGTATGCAGGACTTAGCTTTCCAATGACACTTAAGCAGTTCCGCGATAGCTTCTTTGCACATCTTGGAATTGCGCAAGTTGAAACAAGCCTTGTCAATGATTCCATGACGGTCAATAAGACGATTGTAGCCACACAGACGGACGATTCAAGTGCAGTCACAGAAGAATCCGCTATCAGCGGAAAAACCGTTGTAACGGCAATATGTGAGATTAACGGATGCTTTGGAAATATCAACCGACAGGGCAAGTTTGAATATGTCTTTCTAAAAGCAATCACAAGCGCACTTTATCCGGCAGAAGATTTGTTTCCGGCAGACAATTTATTTCCGTCTGACGCAAATACAGAGTCCATGACCGGACACTATATCACGTTTGATTACGAGGACTTCCAAAGCAAGGAAATCACACAGCTAGAAATCAAGACAAGCGAAGATAACGCTGGTGCTATTGTTGGAACTGCCGGAAACAACTATTCGATTGCAGGAAACTTTCTTGTATCAGACAAGACCGGAGCAGAGCTGGAACAGATTGCAAATAACCTATTGCCGATTATGGCAAAAGCAGCATATACACCGATTAAAAGTTGCACCTGTGTCGGAAATCCATGTCTGACACTTGGGGAACCAATCCGATTCAATACCACGAGAGAGATTGTTGAAACGTATCTATTGCAACGCACTTTAACCGGAGTACAAAGCAAGAGAGATTCAATCTCGGCACAGGGAACGCAGACGCACTCTGCAAAGGTCAATTCTATCAGAGACACGATTGAAAGCGTGGAAAGACGTACCGGAAAGCTAGAGAGGAACGCAGACCATCTTCAATCCACGTATGAGGATTTAGAGGAACAGACAAATACCAAGTTTGAGCAGACCGCAAAAAGCATTTCTGCAGAAGTCAACCGCGCACAAAAAGCAGAGGGACAATTAGACGCATCATTGGAATTGAAACTTGGAAGAGATGAAAACGACCAAGTCGTTTCGATGATTAATGCAAGTGCCGACCAGATTACGCTTAGCGGAAACAGACTCATAGTCAACAGCAATAACTTCGAGCTTGATGGAAACGGAAGAGTAACGATCATTGATTCTCTAAACTTTAAATCGACAGCGCTTGGTGACGACCTTACGATTATGGGTCTTGACGGAAGGGGCAGACCTATGCTGCAAAACATACTCATTAACCTAGACACTGTAACAGATTCAAACGAGGAAAACTTGGCAACTGAAAGTTATGTTGACAATTCGCTGAGCGACTACGCAACCAAAAGCGAATTGCCAAGTGGGTATTTTACAGATGTAGATTATACACTTAATGATAGCTCTACAACCAAGTATTCGCCCAGACACTTTAATAAAGTGTCTAATTTTGGCTCGAGGGAAAGTACCTTGGATATCGAGGGTCTTTTGATTTCTATTCCGAGTTCCGATAAAAGGCTGAAAAATAATATACAATCATTAAGGGATATTAAAAGCGTTTATATGGCAATGTGCCCGGTTGAATATACATGGAAACCCGGATACATCACGCAACACACAGGCTTACAGTTTGGTTTAATTGCGCAGGATTTAGAGAAGATTTTGCAGGATGCCGGATTGTCCGATAGCGGACTTGTACTAAAAGAAAATGCCGAAGAGGATGAAAAAGCAATTCACGGAGATTCAAAGACATGGAAAATTGACAAGGAAAATCTCCATGCAATGCACATACAGATGATCCAGATGCAGCAGAAAGAAATCGAACTTTTGCAGCAGAAAAACGAAGATCTGGAACGCAGATTATCAGCGTTAGAAAGGAGTGTGAACCATGCAGAAAATTTATAGCCGGACATACTGGGAGAATTTTCCAAGCGAGAAAACAGCAATTGATGCCATGCGGTTAAATAATGCGGAAGCCGGCATTGACAATCTGGATGATCGTGTGGTTGCTATGGATGCGTCTAAGGTTGATTTGGCAAAGGCAAATGAGCTTGTGAAAGAAATTCTGTGGGATGAATCCAACGGTACGCTGACTGTGGTAAAGATGAATGGTTCCAAGGCTATGATTGATACCAAGCTGGAAAAACTGGCGGTAAACTTCAAGTACAATCCGGAAAGTCAACAGTTGGTAATCACGCTTGACGATGGCACCACGCAGAATGTTGATTTATCTGCACTGATTACACAATACGAATTTACGGATTCTGATACAATCGCATTTGCAATCGGCAGTGACGGTAAGGTGTCCGCAATCGTGAAAGAGGGAAGTATCCAAGAAAAGCATCTGCGTCCGGATTATCTTGCAGATATTAAAGTGGAATCTTCCAAGGCTGTAAATTCTGCAACTAATGCAAAAACATCCGAAACCAACGCTGCAAAATCCGCCACA